TCAGAGCTGTTTAGCGAACCGTTCCACCGCGCCCACGACTTCGCGTGCCCCTGCCTGGATCTCCAAAATCACACTCCCGGCTTGCTGAGCGAGATTCAACCCTTGCTCTGCCTGAGAGCGACTGCTGCCCATGCCTGAGACGGCCTGGTTGACCAACAGTTGGTTGTCCTGGACTACCGTCACGATTTCATCAGTGGCTGCGCTGGTGCGTGCGGCGAGCTGCCTGACCTCATCCGCCACTACAGCAAAACCTCGACCTTGCTCACCTGCGCGCGCCGCCTCGATAGCAGCATTGAGCGCCAACAGGTTCGTCTGCTGGGCGATGCCCCCAATCGTTTGCACAATCGAACTGATCAGCAGCGACTGTTTACCCAGCGCTTCAATGCTGGTCGACGCCGCGGTTACCTGGTCAACGATCAGATTCATCGTTGCAACGGTTTCTTTAACCACATCAGCGCCTCGATTGGCGGTGTTGTCTGTGCTCTGAGAAATTTCATACGCCGTGCTCGCGCCGTTCCTGACCTCCTGCTCGCGCTTTACCTGATCGGTAATCGGTGTGGCGAACTTGGCGATCTTGTAGAGATTTCCCTCGTTGTCGAGAACCGGGTTATAGGTCGCTTCGAGCCAGATATCGTTGCCATGACTGTCGATCCGCTTGAACCGATCGGCCACGAATTTCCCCGTACGCAGAGTGCTCCAGAATTTTTCATACTCTGGCGAGCTGACGTAGGACGGTTCACAGAACATGCTGTGGTGACGTCCTACAATCTGACTTAGCGAATAGCCCATAGCTCTCAAGAAATGGTCGTTGGCTTTGACCACCTTGCCTGAGAGATCAAACTCAATGACGGCGGTTGACCTGTGAAGCGCCTGGATAAGCGCATCGTTCTCTCTCGATTTATCGACAGCCTCCGTAACGTCAAAGCCGTAACAGGTCATGTGGGTCACTTGGCCTGAAGCGTCCTTGACAGGAGCCCATACGGCCCGTGCCCAGACCATGCTGCCGTCAACCCTCACAAACCGGTAGTCATCAGAGGTCGTGGTGCCCCTGTTCATTGCGGTGACGAAGTTTTTATAGCAAGGCAGATCCCGGACGTAAGACGGCGTGTAGCGGCCCAGGGATTGGCCAAGGATCGAGGATGGAGGATTGCCCAGGAACTCCAAAAACTTCGGCCCCGCCGAAGTGATATTCATGTCCCTGTCCACCGTCAGCGAGATGGTCTCCTCAGCCAGTATTTCCTGAGCTTGCTGGAGGGATTTCAGTTCCTCTTGGAGCACAGCGATGTCGCGTTTAAGCCTTTTGTTGAACATGTGCTCACCGTTGAGAAATTGAGAACTATCAAAAGTATCGGCTGCGGCGACCTAAAGCTTAAACCTGACTGAGAGAATATTTAGTTGTATGGCTTGCTATCTATTTACGAGGTCTTAGCAACTTTTTTATCCCACATAGCCTCGGCCTTTGACTCAGCATTCGCGCCGGCCCACGGCACCCACCGGTCAGGCGCCCGTGCGATCATCGTCCCGTCGCCGTGCCCCATCTGCTGCGCGACGCTACCGAACCATTCAATGACCCTCAAACGCCAAACCGGTCGTTTTATGATGCCTCACGATTCGGGCCACTAGCCAGCTACAAGCTATTTCTGATAGCTATTCTGATAAACAGACTGGGGGTATTTCATAGTGGTCGAAGGAACGGGTGATGTGGAAACGCTCTATAGGTATAAGTATTTGCCGTTCAATGAGGGCAGCTTGAAAATGGTGACTGAGGGAACGCTAAAATTCACCTGCCCTCTGGAATTTAATGACCCGTTTGACTGCATGCCGGCCTATGATTTGGACAGCATCGACAACCTGCACCTGAGCAGACCTGACCTGATTCAGAGGGTTGCCGATTATCATGGTGTCTCAATTGAGGAGGCTCGTTCAATCGGTGTAACGAACGCCCGAAAAGGCGTTGTGTCAGGAGATTTCGCAAAAGGTCTAGTCTCAACGTTAGGGGTGTTTTCACTCAGTCGAGATCCAACCAATATCCTCATGTGGTCGCATTACGCTGATCACCACAAAGGGTTTGTGGTTGAGATGCGGATCGCGATGGATGCTCCAATGCACCTACTGGAGCGATTCATGCCGTTCCCCGTCGAGTATCGAGTGGAGAGGCCCGTAGTCGACTGGGCTTCGGGTTGTGACATCACACAGTACTTTTTGACTAAGAGCCCTGATTGGAGATATGAACAGGAAGAGCGCATGTTGACCACTTGGGAGGGGCCTGGAATACACGCTTACCCACGGGTACATTTTTTGTGGGCAGTAATCGCAGGGGGGAGAATGAGTGCCGAGAGCTATCACTCGCTCAAAGAAGCTGTTGATCAAGCGGGTCGTGAGATCGGTCGTCAAATTCCGCTGTATAGGGCGGAGTTGGCCAAAACGAAGTACCAGGTGCATGTCCCCGGCCACCGTTTCGTCGGAAGTCAGTCCTAGGGGGAACAAGTGGAAAATCTAGCGAAACCTGAAAATTTTCTTTTTTTTATGGCATTCGTGGTACCTGGATTCGTGGCTATGAAGTCCTACTCGATGGTCATAGAGGCGAGTTTGGAGAAAAGCGCAGCTACGCTGTTGATTGAGTCAATCATCTATAGCGTGATGCTTTTCGTGCCCTTGAGTGCCGGCTATTCTTGGGCTGAAGGAACAATGAAAAGCGGAGAGCTGGTTGAAGGGGTGATGGCTTGGATGGCTTTAACGTTTCTCGTTCCCGCCGTCCTTGGTTATGGGCTTGTCCAGGCAAGGCTGCGGATGGCCGGTAAGGGCTGGGGAAGGCATCCAATCTCCAACGCTTGGGACTATATATTCTCGGAGAAGTCGCAAAGCAAAGACGGCGTGTTCTTGAGGGTTCGAACAGTGGACGGGCGATGGTTGGGAGGTGCTTATATGGCTGGAAGCTTAGCTTCGGCGCAACGTTCTGAAAAGTCATTGTGTATCGCCAGAGCTTACGACTTTGACGAGAGTGGCCTTGTGAGGCGGGAGGTTCCCGTGAGTCGATCTGTGCTAGTCGAATCCAGCGCTATCAGCTCTATCGAGTTTTTTTCATACAATGACATTCCCTACAGGAGAGCGGATGCATGAGTAGCGATGACAAGAAAAGACCACCACCAGCCCCAGCGCCGAGCCGACCAAATGACGACGTAGAGCGCAGGAGCTGGAATCCGATTTACCGGGAACCGCCACCACCGCCCCCTACAGACCCTTCATAGTAAGAAGCCCGGCCCAGTGCCGGGCATTTTGTAAATGCATCTGAGGCTAAGCCAATCTAGGGTGCTTCCGTCGATGGCCTTGTACGCTCTCTATCAAAATATTGCCGAAACGGTCCGCAAAATCTACTTGATAGCTTGTGAGGGATTGGAGGGCTTTAGGCATCGGCAGAAGCAGTAAAGCGTTTAGTTTTTGCTGGATCGTAGCCCCTTCATCGTAGTGCTTGCCGGCGATTGTCTGGGGCAGATGGCCAGTGATTGCATCGATGATAGAGCGATCTAACGGTTCGCCATTGCGCCTCGCATTACTCAGATTTGTCTCTAGGGTGTGCCGGAATGAGTAGAGACTTTTGCCATCGTTTGGTTCATGAACTCCGATTCGCACCAAGTAGCCTCTAGGTGCTTCGTTGAAAAATTTGCTGGCGCTTTTTGCCCAACCCTCTTTGTTGTGATCGGTTTTTCCTTCTCGTGGTGGAAGGTACGTTAGGCCATCACCAAAAGCTTTTTCTGTTTCGACTCCCGCTGACTCTCGACGGATTCCAGAAATCCAAGCTGAATCAGGCGCGGATGGATTGGAACTAATCGTGCCTCTCCAGTCTTCATTCTCTTAGCCTCGAACGTATTGGGTGGGTCTGGACAAAATTCAAAGCATGGACAATTTTCAATCATCCGGGTATCAGCTGTATCGAGTTGAGCGATTTCCTTGTCCTCGCGCCAGTGAAGTAGCCGACCAGCGGCAGCCAGAGCCAAATTGGATAGGCTTTAGTTTTGTCTTCTGGTAGTGCGCCAAGGTAAATGAAGCCGTCGAATATCGCATCTACATCATCAGCAGTGAATGCTCGGCCACCCCGTGTACGGCGTGTGCTTCTCTTTTCCACCGGTTTGATCTTGAGGTCGGCCGTGCGGAGGGTAGTTAAGTCAAAAAAGCGAGCATGGGCTTGGATTTGCTTCATAGAGTTAATGAGGGAGCTCACACGTTCGTGGCCGGCCATCTCCTCGCGGTCCTCCGTTAGAATTTCGCTTAGAGGGGTAGGCGGGCTTATAGAGGCCATCGCCCCTGCTTTCATTACTCGGGCGGCATTGTAAGCAGCTTGCCAGTCATTTTTTGTTAATAACCGCACTGGTTTGTGCTGAGTGAGTACGGTCATCACTCGCGCCCTGCGTTCTCTTTCTTCCAGAGTACTCCCGTGGTTTGCTTGTCCGCCTTCCGATGAAAGATCGGCTCTGTCGCAATCCAACTGATGCTGCCAAACCTGGTATAGGGTCCAATCAGACATCAATGGGTCGTGCCTAGAGGCGCTATGAATATCGCGTTGCCCTCCTGCTCCCCGCGTTAATGCTAAATTTTTTAGGACCAACTCATCTCCCAGTGTTGGCAAAACCATCCGCAGCTGGGTGGCTAGATACGGTTGGGAAAGCTCCAGCAATTGCTCAGCTAAAGGCTCCAGTTTCTCCGGAATACGACGCCCGTAGGCCCCCTGTTAGAAGACGTTCAACCTCCCTGCGACGCAGGCGTGCCTCAATTTCATCATTTGAGAGGATTGGCTCAGCAGACTAATCCGGATCTTCGGGATCTGAGAAATCCGGAAACAATTCCATGAGTTCTTGCTAGTCCTGCTCAGAGATACCCAGGTCGTCACGCTCTACCACGCTCATCACCCTATCAAAGGCTGCTCATACCGGGCAGCATACTGACGAGCGCGTTTTTGGGCCAAGCGGTAGCTATCAGTTTTCAACGTACGCCGCACCTCACGCTGCCTCTTGAGCAAAGCTCGAAGCGGGTGGGGGATAACCATGCGGAAATAGTATGTGCCGTGTCGGTTAAGCGTCAGATAGGAAGGGGCTGGTTTCATGCTAGGCACCGAGTGATGCACCACAGGAATGTGACACGTCAGTGGCACACCGGCAAAAATGCAAGGTCCAGATAGCACAAAGCCCCATAAAATGGGGCTTGTGTTAGGAAGGTGGTGGAGCCGGGGGGATTTGAACCCGCGTCCAATCCCCGGATTTCGGGGCTAGGAGCTTTAAGGCTGTCATAACGCTGTCATTTCGACGAACTCAATGCCGCGGCCGGAGCATACGTCTGCTTGTCACTAGCTGATTTAGTCTTCAATTGCTCCGTGATCGGTACATAATAGAGCTTATTGATTATCTCGCGAGCACTTCCCGATGACCTAATCTGCTTAGCTAGTCGTTTGTTGAACTTTGACAAGACTAGTGATTCTGTGCCTTCTTGGGACTCATGTCTGATTGCAAACTTAATGTACATAGGAATCGAGTCTTCGTACTGCTCAAGCATGCCGTCGAAAGCAGTCTCTTCTCCTAGCTCCAAGCAGGTATTCCTCAAAAGAAAGAGTTGAAGAAAGTCCTCTTCGCTCGGGTTGGTCGTATATGTTATCTGTAGAGCTGCATCACTCAAAGCCTCTTTAAAGTAGTCATACCTGAAACTGTCATTCAAGCATTTCGTTATCAAGTATAGAGTATGCATCTTGGTAAGTTTTGACAGAGTGCTCGTGATCTTTCCGCTAAATATTTCGCTCAAATATCTTGCGGCATCTGCATAGGACTTAGCAACGCCTTGTTGAATGAAGTTGTATGGAGTTAAATACGCAGCTAGAAGATAGTTACCATTATTGACAATTCTCATCAGTCTAGGCAGTTCATTTACGATGTCAATTTTATTTATGGCGTCTACCAGCTCAGGACAATCTCTCTTTAGGCCCACGAAGAAGAAATAAGGTGTGCTCCAGTACGCATGGTAGATTTTCTCATCAATGACCGCAGTGTTGTACTTCGCCATGCTCTTTGCGTAGAAAAATTCGGCAAACGTGCGGTGCTTAAACTGGAAACAGTTTGTTCGCTCGTTGATGATTGCTATTTCTTTTTTTGAAACGAATTTTTCGAACAAGTCACTTGCGTTCAACTTGAGGTTTCGAGTACGAATATAATCTTGAAAAAAACCTTTTGCTTCGTCTAGTGATATTTGTTGCAAATTATGATCAATGACATATCTTGCGATTTCAATAGCCGAGTTTTCAATAACTTCGTATTCTTTTTGAGATTGTAATCCCTTACTGATATCCCATCTGCCGAGTACTAGCTCCATATATTTCGCGTACAGCTCGGTCATCGTCGATGGTATTTCCTTAGCATCCTCATTTAGGAGTTTGGCTAGAAGGATAGCCGCAATGGGGGTTCTAGGGAGAACCTTGAACAGGCTGGAGTTTCGTAGGTCATTCTGGATACGAGTTTTTAATGATGCACCTTGACAGACCTTTTCAATCAGCGTGATAACTTGCCCAAGGGTAAATGGTAAAATACGATAGCGTGAGAACTGTTTCGAAAGTGCTGACGATTCTTCAGGATCGTCAATACCGCGGCTAACGCAGACAAGCTTTACACCGAGCTCACGCGCTTTCTGCGCTGCAGATGTCAAATAATCAATACGGTCTTTACTTTCCAAATCAATTTCGTCGATGGCATCGATGGCAACGATGAAGTCATGTTCTTCGCTGGTTACCTTTGCTTGGTCGCAAACCTCTGCAATTACCCGCTCTATCGACCGGCCATATACATTGATAAACTCGTTAAATGTGATAAGCACGGGTATGCAGTTATCTATTCGGATAGCGTCTTCAGACGCCATGTCTTCCATTACCTTATTTATCAGGCTGGACTTTCCTGTACCCATTGATCCTTCAATCAGCAGGCAGGACTCTGAATCCATAACTGCGCTGATTGTAAAGGTTTCTTGCTTGGAATTGTGTTTCTTGGAGTATTTGTTAGATATTTTTCCTAGACGCTGCTCAATGTAGTACTTGGTTCCATCGATGAGTGAGGAATTTTTTATTGAGGTAGCTATCTGCGTATGTATCGAGTTAACGTAATCGGCAAGATGTTTGTTCGTGTTTGCCCAATAATCAGGATAATATTTGTCGATTAATTTTACTACCTTATCCTGATCGATAAACTTAATGTTCTGAGTTTTGTAGTTGTTGTTTATTTTTATTTGGGCGTTGTTTGTTATGTTTTCGTTGGTTATGATCCAGATCTCATTAATATTGATCGTGCTCTTGCCGCCGTGAAAGTGCCTTGGAATAGAGCATTCGTCTATCTGTCTTTCAATTTCACTATGGTTTTGAAGGATTTTTCCAACCTTAACGATTACACCGATATAGGTTTTTTCATCTAGTATCGTATCGTTTTTTTCCAAAACGAAGTCTGCGCCCATTTCGTGCGGACCTTGCTTGTACTCAAGGTTTGAGATGTCAGGCAAGTTGGTGAACAAAGTCCTCAAAACGGGATGAAAATCGTTGACCTCATGCTTTAGTGCACGGATTTTGTCTAGTTTGAACTGCTCCATACGAGATCCCTTCGTTGACTGCTGGCATACGGCGCGAGAAGGCGCGTGTGATCTCCGCATCATCATGAATCGCAGTCTCCATGGCAAGAGTGATGATGTCATTTTGGTGTCTTCACAAGATGATCTGCTGGACTATCTGGAGCAAACCTAAACGCCCGCTCCGCTCGGCCGCCTGCATCGTCATCAGACGAAGGCATCCATCTGCCGTACACTCGGGCAATCATAGTCCAGTCTGTGTGTCCCATCTGCTGGGCTACCCACATCGGATGCTCCCCAGATGAAAGCATCATCGAGGCGTAGGTGTGCCGCGTCTGGTAAGGGCGCCGGTAACGAACGCCTGCCTTCTTCACCGCATGTGCCCACATTGTCTTCCTGATCGGCCCGTCACCGGCCCAGCGCTCGAGCGTGCGTGGGTTCTGGAATACCTCACTCCCGGACAGATAGGTGTGATCCTTTTGCGCCTTCAGTGCGGCCAAGGCTGGTCCCAGTAGCTTCACGGCTCGCCGACCGGCTGCCGTCTTGGGTATCTCCGCAATTCCTTTCGACGCCTGGGTCATTGCTCGGGTGATCATCACCTCGCCGCGAATCCAATCCACATCACCCCAGTCCAGCGCTACCAATTCGCTCGTGCGCAACCCTGTCCACAGCGCGAACTGAATCAGATTCGCTGCCTGTCCGCTCGCAGCCGCGATGATCGCGCGCTGCTCTTCCGTGGTGAACGGGTCAACGTCGTCATCATCTGTTGGCGCGGCCTTCCGCTTGTAGGTCCATCCCGCCATCGGGTTGTTCTCGATCAACTCCTCGTCGATGGCCTCCGTCATCGCTGAACGCAAGCAGCTCTGAATGTTGCTCAGCGTCTTATTGCCGATCTCCAGAGTGTCGAGCCAGTCCTTGATCATCTTGCGCTTCAGATCGACCATCATGTGCGTGCCCAGCGCGGGCACAAGCCGATGCTCGACCAGTTTGCGATAGCCGTCGTAGGTGCTGCTGGAAAGGTGCTTCTTCTTCGACGCGAGCCACCTGGTTAGGAATCCGGCGACGGTTTCATGCGAGGCCTCGGGTGCGAACTTCGCCGCCCTGGCCGAGCCAGGGAAGGTGACGGAGTAATCGAACGTCCCGATCGAAATCGCGTGCTCGATCGCCGCCTTGTGCTGCTCGGCCTTCTTCAGATTAGTGGCGGTGGGCTTGAGCGTGATGCGCTCGCGGCACCGGACGCCCCGATACATGAACGTGATTTCGATGCTCGAATCGGAGATCGCCCGAACTCCCCGCCCGTCTCTACCCATGATTCATATCCCTGTGTGTCTATCAGCGTCCGGCCGTCCGGAGCCCTGAACCAGATTTCGCCCAGCCGCCAAATTCCATCACGGATCTTCGAGCGGATAGCGTCCTCGCTGTAGCCAGACTCGCTGGCGAATTTCCTGATGGTCATGTAGCGCATTCGGTCTTACTCCTGACTCGTCAGGTTTTGCGTTTGTGTTGGCCCTGGCGCGTCAGGCGCCTTTGGTGGGGAGAGCAGGCTTGGACTCGATAAAGGCGCTGCCTTCGACCAGGCCGCCGACGTGGCGCATGTAATCCACCTCGACCTTCGCACTCTCCACGATGACCTTGGCCACGTTGCTGACCGCATCGGCTTTTTTGACGGCTTTTTCCAGGTCTTCACCCTCGGCCTCGGCCAAGTTTTCCAGCGCGACGAACAGGTGATCACGCAGATCGGAGAGCTTATTTTTCATTGCGGCGTTTCCTTTTGATGGTTTTGCGGATCTCGTTCTGCAGGTGCAGGATGTCCAGCACCTCATCGGGGAGGCCGCGATAGTTGAAGTTGGTGCGCAGATGGATCTCGGCCAAGGTGCTGAGCGTCAGGTTTTCCAGCGCTACGTTTCGCGGGTTACCGTCTTTCGCCCACACCTGCATTCCTTCCGGAACCGGTCCGTGCTCCTGCTCCCAGGTGTGGATGTGCAGCGGCTTCCACACGTCCGGCTGCGCGACCTTGACCATCGTGTAGCGGCCTTTTTTGTGCGTGGCGCCTATTGGCCTCGGCTGCGTGCCTGGCTTCACACCGCGCCGCTCGCACAGTGCGAGGAAGCTACGACGTGATGAGGCGCTACGGTGCTCGTGGGTTTTGCTGATTCCCATTCCTCCGGCTCGCTGACAAATCGCTTGGAGCGTGCGCCCCGGCAGCAGGGCAAGCATGAATTCGTTGCTCCGGTCCTTGTAAAACTGGCGAACCAGCGCATCTTCGGCCGGGGTCCACCGTTTCACGCCTTTGCGAGACCTGCTACTCACGATCAGTGCTCTCGGCGGACTCAGCGACCGTGCGCAGCTTCAGCGCGATCCCGCAAGAGCTGGCAAGCGCAGTCAGTTGGCCAACAGTCGTTTCCGGGTTCTGGAGCGCTTGACCGAAGCGGATCAGCCGCGCGCCTAGGTTGCCGAGGTCAGTCTGCAGTTGCATGCGGCTGCCATTGGCTTGCGGCGTCATAGCTGAACCCTCTCGTCGTGCGGGCGCGGGGTAGGGGCGCTCGCTGGCGCAGGTGCCCCCTTAATGTGATCAGGCGTTACATTTGGCGGGCGCTTGAGCTGGCTGTCGGGTAGGCAGCTGATGCCAGTGCTAGGAATGATCCAGCACGTCGCGCCGCGACGATCGTCGTGCTGCACATCGATCACCTGCTGGGACTGATCGGCATGGGCGAAGCTGGCCAGGGTGACCAGCAGGATGAGGATCAGTCCGCGCATGCTTGACTCTCCAAGGCTGCGTTGTAACCGGCCAAAAACAGCACGTAGGCGCTCTGTGCATACTTGTCAGTGAAGCCGGTGCCGTCGTACTCCAGATCCTCTGGCGCGAACCCCGCTGGGTTCAGTTGCGCGAAAGCCCGACGTGGGTCGGTGTCCGCGGCTGCTTGCTTGATACGGTCATCGATGTGAGCAGGTCCGGCGGCGCCCAGCTCGCGCTGAATGCGGGCGTAAACCTCTTCGCGGTGAACCTGAACGCTAGTGGGCGCCTGAATGCCGATGCGAGCTTGCTGGCCCTGAACGCCCAGCAGGGTTACGGTGATCTCATCGTCGAGACGGATGGATTCGCCTGCGCGGCGGGTGAGGATGAGCATTAGAATCTCCTTATTTCAGGCCGAACGAATCCCGGCCGCGTTGTTGGCTTTCGCAAAATTGAGTTGGGTTGTGGGTCAGCTTTGCCTGATCACCGGACTGCGTCCCCGCTGGAGGCGCACGCCGCTGGGTCGGCGTTACGCTATCAGAACGCCGTCATGTGACTCGTCACGCTGGTGTTGCGGGTCTGGATCAGCAGGTGAGGCCATTGCGCCTGAGTAGATGAGCCCCAGTTTAATAGCCTCGGCAACCATCGCTGCCTGCCTGTGAACGCCTAATTTGTACATGGCGCTAGCGATTCGTTTTGCCGTAGTTGAAGGCGATACGCCCAGTGCTCGAGCTGCCTCTTTCACGGTTTTTCCGCTGGCGATAGCCAGCACACACTGCAACTCCCGTGGAGCAAGTCCGCGGTTGGTGAATCCTTTCCAGCCACACAATTCTAGAAACATGGTCGACTCCATAGCCGCGGGTGAATCTGACGTTGAGTAGAATCTACCTGCGGTTATAAAACGTGTCAACACCTGCGGTTATTAAATCCTAAGAAACCCGTCACTCTGAAAACCATCGATGAACGGCGTGCACAAAAAAGCCCGCTCGTAGCGGGCTTATCGGATGTTCAATCGGTATCAGAAGCTACGTCCATTCCACCAGTAAATGATCTGTGCAAGCACCTGGATATCTGCCTCGCGATTTCCGGGAACATCGATCTCACGATATTGGGAGTTGTCGGAGATGATAGTCAGTCCATCCAGATTCCGCTGTATCCGCTTCACATGATGCTGGCCGCGCATCATGAAGAAATAGATCGCGTCAGCTTCGACCGAAGTGACTCCAGAATCGACTAGCAGGGCATCTCCATTGCGGATGGTGGGGGACATGCTGTCGCCGCGGCCGCAGATCAATTTCAGGTTTTCAAGCGACGTATATGCCAAGTTTTGCCGCACCCATCCTGCATCCAGGCGCATGTGCTCGACAACCATGTTCATTTCTGGAGGCTCCGTGCCAGGCCCCATAGAAGCCGAGATATCGTACCTCGGCACCTCAACAACAGGGCGATAGCTTCTGATCTTATCGGCTAGCGCAGTTGGCAGGCCATCTACGTTGATGGGCGACGTATCGTATCGGCCCCTGACCTCAGCTAAGAAATTATCCATAGGAATCTGTTTGGAATCGTCCCAGATTTCTCCCAGCAGCTTGGTCAGCCCGCCAGGGGCATTGAGTTCCTGAGCAATCCTAGGGCTGAACTCGCTGATGCTCACGCTCAGCGCACGAGCGATCTTGATAGCGAACTCCATGTTAAGAGCGTTCACGCCGTTCAGATACATGGAGAGTCCAGCTTGCGACATCTCAAGATCCTGAGCTAGCGCTTCTTGCGTAAGTCCGAGTTCCCGGCGTTTGCTGGTGTAAATGGCCTTAAGCTTCGAGCACTCGGCTTTTTCTTCATCAGTGAGGGGGCGCTTTTTCATCTGCTCATCCTATAACCGTCGGTGAATCCATTCAAAAACCGCAGGTGTTTACTTTTTATTCACCTGCGGTTATTTTGTGCGGTAATAGCCATCCTCAGGTGAGCACATGACTCCAATCCCCCTGAGCGCTTTCGTTGACGACAAAGGTCAGGACGAAGCCGCTAAATCGCTTGGTTCTAGCCAGGCTGCGATCTGCAAAGCTCTGAAGTCCGGTCGGGTCATTCTCGTTAATGAGGATGAGCCAGGCGTTTACTCAGCTCTTGAACTTAAAGGCTTTCCATCTAGCGGACCGAGCCAGAAGCCTCGGCCAAATCTTGAACAAATTGTGGAGCAGATTGCGCGATTCGGGCAGGGGCTTGGTGTAGCTGTGATTTCATCCAGTGCTTCCGGAGGTGTGTCGTGAAAAACATCACTTTCACGGCGGACTCGTCATCAAACACGGCGGGCTTGACGTCATGTGCACCTGGTTGGCTGTTGCCGCTGATGCTTGATGTGCATCATATCCAAACCGAGGCCCTGCACAGGCACTTCCAACTATTGGCGTTTGCCGATTTGATTGAGACCCATAAATGAACAAGCGCCCACTCCAGTATTTGTTGTCCGGCTAAATCGCGGGCAACAAAAAGGCCAGCTGTCGAGGCTGGCCTTCGTAAAACCTGTCGCTTGTGTCGAGCAAGCAACTTTCGAAACTTCTTCGTCTGTAGGAGGACGATTTCATGCACCCAAAAAATACCACCGGTATCGCATCAACGCAACAGCTACTGACTATAGAAACAAACTTCAGTAATACCCCAATCGACAACCGTGGACTCATGGTCTTCAACGTCGCCGCCGGAACAAACATCGAGGACGCGCTCCAGACTGCCAAGACTCTTTCGTCCGGCCTGGGGCAAATCTGCGATCACATGCACGACTCGCTGAACATGGGGGAATTGGCCTACTGCGACGGCGTGAAGACGCTGGCATTCATCGCAGAGGCAGTCAGCGCTCTCGTCTGGTCGGTGCAGCGGGGTTTGAAGCCGGTCACGGACGGGGAGGCACGCCAGTGAATACCCCTAATCCAACTGCTCACCAGATCGCGGCAGAGGCTGAATTTCAGCTCCTCGCCGCAACGGACATGCTCAATTGGCTGACTGCGTTGTCCAGCGCGATTCAGATCGACCACGTGCACAACCGGGGGAAGTTCGCCAAATACCTCGCTGAACTCGCGGGCTTTTTGAGCGACACCGGTTTCAGCGGTGTTGAATCAGCTACCGAGGAGTTTAAGAAGCTTCAGCAATCCGCGCCACAAAACGACCAAGCGCCGAATCGTGGCGCAGCAACGGAGAGTACTCAATGAATGCTCTCCCTGCTGTCGTCGCCATTGAAGGCGAGATCCTGGCCGACCTCACGGTCAGCGCTGAGCAAATGGCCCGCCTGAACGCGGCCCGCGAAACCTTCCGTGAGCTGCGCTCCATTTTGCTGGGCCAGATCGTCCCATCGCTCGAAGGCGGCTGGAAGAACTCGCTCGCGACTGAAATCGAAAGCCGACTTGAGTCTATCACCTTCGCAACCGGCAACTTCCTCTGGAAGGGGCGTCACGCTGGCGCTTCGCACGACGCGGTAAGTGTCGGGGGTGGGAAATGACCATCGTCATCATCAAAGACGGCGATGCCGTCACCACCACCCTGGCAATCGCTGAAGGCTGCGAAGTCGACCACGCCAGTGTGATCAAGCTCGTCCGCATCTATCAGTCGGATTTGGAGGAGTTCGGACTTCTGGATTTCAAATCCGAAAGTACCGGAGGGCGACCGACCGAGTACGCGTTTCTCAGTGATCAGCAATCGACTCTCCTGCTGACCTACATGCGCAATACCGAGATCGTCCGAAGCTTCAAGAAAAAGCTGGTGCGCGAGTTTTGGGAGATGGTGCGGCAGCGCAACCAAGCCCGGCCGGCGTTGCCCGAAGACCTCCCTGGCGCACTACGTCTCGCCGCCGATCTGGCCGAGCAGAAGGCCGCGCTGGCGCTGGAAAACCAGCAACAGGCCGCGAAGATCGAGAGCCTTGAAGATTTCTTCATGGCTGGCGAGACGCCCTTTCAGTTCGTAAAGCGGCTGAACGGTGTGAATTGCTCTCTGATCTCTCACACCCTCATGGAGATGCGCTGGGTGTTCAACGATGCAGAGCCCGAGGCTCGTCCGCACTACCGGGTGTACAGCAGATCGCGCGAGAAGAAATGGCTCACTGAAAAGCCACGGACCATTCGCGGTGAAGGGCAGTCGACTTTCATTCGCTACGACCTGGTGCTGCTCATCGACGGCGCCAAAAAACTGCACGACCTCTACATGAGCCAGAAGCTGCCCATGAAGAAGACCTGGGACGGTCGCTTTTCCTACATCAAATTCACGCCGGAGTCGTCCCTGTGATCAAGAAGCCAACGCAAAAACAACTCAAGGCACAGATCGTCGAACTCTCTATTGCGCACCTTCGTGCCCATCTTGCTGTTCAGCGTCGCCGAGCTGAGCTCAATGATGAGTATCGGAAGTACTTCAGCGTTCATGGCGAGCCTGAGCCTAATTTCCGTGGTATTCGCTGGGATGATCCTCGCTATCAGGGCGTTATCGGTCATACCAATGAGTCGTACGACCGGCTCCGCGTGGCGAAACAGAAGCGCTACAGCGCGAAGCGCCGTCTCGATACAGCCGTGCGGCGCTTAATGGTTCTGTCCGGCACCTCCTTCACTGTTCCCACAGAGCCGGCTGTATCACGTAAAGCCGCGCAGCCAGTTCGGCGGTTCACGGCTGCAGGAGAGACCCTGCAATGAGCATGGATCTGATGGTCAAGGCCTTGAAGACCAAAGTCGGCAATCCGTTGCGCAAGCTTGTGCTGATCAAGCTTGCGGACAACGCCAGTGATCAGGGCGAGTGCTGGCCGTCCTACCAGCACATTGCCGATCAGTGTGAAATCGGCCGCTCCACAGTGAAGCTCCACATTCGCGAGCTCGAGAAGGCTGGGTTTCTTCGTCGGGAATTCCGCCGGAAGGGTGAGCTGAATCAGTCCAACCTCTTTCACTTGTCCCTTGATAGTGGGGCAGCAAATGCCCTAGGGGGTGGGGCAGGAGGTAACCCACCTCGGGCAGGAGATAACCCAGGGGGTGGGGCAGGAGCTGCCCCCAGAACCAGTCACCTTTCTGAACCAGTCAATGAACCTAAACCTATGGGCAAACAGGACTCCCTGGAAGGGTTCGATCAATTCTGGAAGCTGTACCCGAAGAAGAAGGGGCGCAAGGACGCCGCCAAGGCATGGGAGAAGCTGAAACCGGACAAAATCCAGCGCGCAGTCCTGATCGCCTCGCTGGCCAAGCACTGCGTCTCTGCTGACTGGACCAAGGATGGCGGCCGCTACGTTCCGAACCCTGCGACCTGGCTCAACGGTGAGCGTTGGGAGGACGTTCTGACGCCCGCCGGCGGCAAGCCATCGACCCACACCAATCTGGACCAGATCGACTACACGGACGGGCTCGAGCTGGACGAACACGGCAACTACCGAATCGCGGGGAGCGACCGATGAGCATCAAATTCACAATCCAAACCGCTCAGCGCGAATGCGAGGTCCACGGCCAGTTCACCGACTCTCTGGTCGAGCAGTTCGGCGCGAATCCGGTTTGGTACGGCTGCCCGCGCTGCCAGTTCGACAAACGCCATGCGCTGGAATACGAAACCCGCACAGCTGGCGTGACCATTCACCGTGATCGATTGATGAACGAGCGCCTTCTTGAGGCCGGCATCCCGCCGCGCTTTCAGAACTCCTCGCTCGATACCTGGGCCGCTGGCAGTAACGAGGAGAAGTTGCGGGCCTGGCACACCGCGACCGGCTTCGTCGACGCGTTCAGCGACAACTTCCGGGTCGGCCGCTCGATGATGCTGCTGGGGAAGGTCGGCACCGGCAAGACTCACCTGGCCACGGGCATCCTGCAGCAGGTCATCCGTAATTTCGGCTCTCAGGGGCTGATCGGTCGATACACCACGGCGGGCGGCATCATTCGCGCAGTGAAAGAGACGTTTGGCTCCCACAGCAAAACCGAGTCGCAGGTCTACGCCGATCTGGTCGAGCCTCACATGCTGGTCATCGACGAGGTCGGCGTTCAGCACGGCACTGATTTCGAACGCACCGTGCTGTTCGAGGTGATTAACGGGCGGTATGAGCAGTTGAAACCCACGATCGTGGTCAGCAACCTGGGCATGGGCGATCTGCGGCAGTGCCTCGGCGACCGCGCGGTGGACCGGCTGCGCGACAAGGGCGGCCTCGCCGTGCTGTTCCGTTGGGAATCCGCGCGAGGTGCCGCATGAGTCGAGAGCTATTCAACATCGACGCTGAATACGGGCTGCTCGGCGCGCTGTTCGTGGACCCCACGCTGGTGGATGAAATCAGCTCCAAGGTCGACGTCGCCGACTTCTACGAGACCCAGAACGCGGCGCTGTACCGCGCGATCCTGGACTGTCATGAGGCGGGCGACCCTGTGGACGTGGTGATGGTGAGTGAGCATCACCAGTACCTTCCGGACGGTGGCAGCATGCTGGGCTACGCGGCGACCATCCACACGAACGCTCAGGGCACGTCGAGCTGGAAGACCTACGCCCGGGTGATTCGCGAGCGCGCGGTGCTGCGCAAGGTCGTGGAGACGGCGTTTGCCATCAGCGAATCCGCGAACGACGACCTGCCGGTGGCGGAAATCATCGCTCGTGGCCAGCAGGCCATGGCTGACCTGCGCGATCTCGACGACGGCGAGCCTGATTATCACAAGGTCAGCGATGTGCTGAGCACGGTTATCGACACCATCGACGCCAAGTACTCCAAGACGGCGCCAAAGGGGCTTTCCACTGGGCTTGCGGACCTGGACAAGCTGATTCGCGGGCTGCGCCCCGGCAACATGGTCGTGGTTGCAGGCCTGCCCGGTTCCGGCAAGACCATTCTCGGCGTTCAGATGGCCCAGTACGCCACCTGCCAATTGGAGGGAGCAGGGCTGGTGTTCAGCCTGGAGATGACCAAGGAGGAGTTGGTCACCCGAAATATCGCCTCGCTGGGGCAGGTTAACCTGACCAGACTCGATGAAGGCGACACGCTACAGGACGAGGACTGGCCACGCATCACCAGCGCAGTGGCCCAACTTCACAAGGCGCGGCTGTATGTCAGCGATCAGGCCGGGATGACGGTCGCGCGCATCCGTTCGATCGCGCGGCAGTGCCAGCGCCGGGAAGGGCTGGACGTGATCGTGGTGGACTACATCACGCTCATCACCGGTGAGGGTGGCCAGAACCGCACGCTGGAAATCGGCAAGATCTCGACCGCTCTGAAGAATCTCGCCAAGGAGCTCAAAGTTCCGGTGATTGTGCTGGCGCAGCTCAATCGCGGCTCAACCAACCGGCCCGACAAGCGCCCGCGCCCGAGCGATATCCGCGACAGCGGCCAGATCGAGCAGGATGCCGACGTCGTCATCCTCGTGCACCGCGATATGGACAGCGAGGAAGGCGAGAACGGCGTGACGGAGCTGATCGTGGGCAAGTGCCGCCACGGCAAGCCCGGCACCTGCCTTGTGCAAGCCCAGGGGCAGTACGTGCGGTTTGTCCCCTTCGGCGGAAAGGCGCCGAGCGACGAGGAGGTCGAGATGGGCCGCGTGCTGAAGTTCACTAGCCGTTCGAAGGGGAGACCTGAGCATGAGTAACGCTCTCAAGACCCTGACGGTGTCGCTGACCGACGCCGAGATTCGGCGGCACGCTCAGAGCGGGCATGTACGTGAGTTGCGCGATGCCCGTCACCCTGAGCTGCACTTTCGATACTCGACAGTCGATCGGTCGCGCGGGTCGTGGCACGTCGTTGTCTCGGGCAAGTGGGGCAAGGCGGGCAGCTATCCAGGCATTGGCGCCAAGCTGATGCAGTCGACGCTGCCGGAGATCCTTGCACGCCGCGCCGTGGATGCTGACGCGGCTTCGACGACCAGCAGCTGGCGCACGATCGGCGACGTGCTGACCTGGTACACCGACCGGATGACCCGTGATCGCGGGCTGTCCCTCAAGCGCAAGTCGAGTGCTCAGTCGGCCCTGCGCTGCCACCTGGTGCCGCGCCTGCATGATCTGGAGTTGGCCGCTGTCGACCGTTCCACGCTGGATCGGCTGCTGATGTGGCCCATGCAGGAGCGTTACGCGCTGTCATTCGTGCGCTCGGTCTACGGTGTGCTGGCTGCGGCTTTCCGTCAGGCCGCGCGGCTGAAGATGGTAGAGGTCAACCCTATGGCCGACCTCAAGTTCACCGACTTCGTCCGGACGCGGATCAGGCCAAAGCCCGCCCGGCTGCGCGGTGACGACCTGCCGAGCTTGCTGAACACCCTGTGGGAGCGCATCGAGGCCTCGCCGATCGAGGCCATGCTGCCATTGATGATGCTGTGTCACGGCACCCGCCTGAGCGAAACGCGGCTGGCCCGCTGGAAGAGCATCAACCTGGCAACGCGGCAGTGGTTCGTCCCGGCCGCCGACACGAAGACCAAGGCCGAGCACACCCTGCCGCTGACTGATCAAGTCTGCGCGCTCCTGCAGGCCTACCGCGACCGGCAGACCGCCCGTGGCTACACCGGGCCGTTCCTGTTCCCCGGCACCAACGGTCGCGCTCTGAGCGCCAGCAAGGCGTGCACCGTGTTCAGCAGCATCAGCCAAGGGGACTGGTCGAGCCATGACCTGAGGAAGGTTGCCCGCACAATGTGGACCGATCTGGGCGTGGATTACATGGTGGGGGAGATGCTGCTCAACCACGCGATGAAGGATCTCGACGCGACCTACATCCACACCACCGCCGAGGGCATGAAGCGCAAGGCGTTGGAGAGCTGGCATCAATACCTCGACCAGCAGGGGCTGGGGCGCATCAGCACCGAGACATTTCCAAGACGCGAAGCCATAGGCAGTGGCGCGCAGCCCAGTGAGACCGGGGCTTGCAGCGTTAATCAATATCCATCCCAAGGGAGGAGCCAAAACGAAAAAGGCGCCTCCGCTCAGCCAGGAGACAGCAATGAATAACGTGACTGCGGCATTGCCGCGCAAGATCCTGACCTCTGGAGAGCGGGACTTTCTGAAGCAAGGCAACCGATTGTTGCTGGACAAGCCCAACGGCCGTATCGGCGCCGCTGCGCTGATGGACTTGGTCGCTGACTGGGGGAATCATCGGGGGAGCCTCGGCTTCCAGGATTACGCGCGCCGGTGGATCACCGAGGGCCACGCAAAGAACAAGATCGCGGATCAGCTGCTGAAAGAGCTGTTCGGCCTGAATGAACCAGATCCGAGGAAGGCGGCATGAAGAAGCGAACGTACACAGACAAGCCGCTGGGCGACACGGAATACCTGCTGGAGCAGTGGGGAAGCTGGCGGATGTCGGGAATGGGAGTGCCGCGCTATGTCTCGCCACTGGCAGCGCTTAAGAACCACTGCTGCCCTGAGCCCAGCACTATGAGCTGTGTGATCACCGACGACGCTGCAATGGTCGTTGACTCGATTCTTGCGCGCCTTATCAAGCGCAATCAGCAGATGGGTGAATTCATCTGGTGGTACTTCGGCGCCAAGTGGACGATGGTTCGCATCGGTGAGGCTCACAAGATGTCAGAGCGTTCAGCCCGCGAAGTCGTGCGGCAAGGTGTGGCGTGGGTGGATGCGGCTTTGGAACATTTTCGCGAAGCTGCGTAAAAAGTTCTTTCAGGCCGGATAAACACCTGTTTTCATGGCACGGTGTTCAACGCATTCAGCGCGACACCCCTGAAACATCGGCATTGATGATTTCACAGAACCCAGTAACGCAGTCTGGGTTCTGTGCGACAACGCTTCTGTGTCTCATCAAGAACTTTTTGGTGGTTCGATTAATCTTTGCGCAAAATCACGCAGCTGCTCTGCTGAGTCCGCACGCATCTGAGCCCTAAGTCTTTCCTCTCTCGCGTCAAGTATCTCTTCTGATAGCCGAGCGGCTTCTTTTTGCAACGCATCAATCCTAGCCTTGTCAGCCATACTGATTCTGCGTTTGACATGGGTCACAACTAAGTCTGCGTACAGAAGTACGTTGACCAAATCTAGTGCAAACAACCCAATTTCTGGCCGGGAAAGTGGCGCTGAGGACGTGGTAAATAAAACGCACTGGTAGCAAAACCAGGCAAGAATTCCGCAGGCGGCGATGAAAAGGACAAGTTCTAATACCCAAGCCATCACCTGTCTGTTGTGCTCCGGGTTTGACTCCGCTGCTTTGTACATCAGCATGATTAACGCAATGACCAAGCTGCCAAATGGAAGATATCTCAAAGCAGTATCCATTATGCAGCCTCTACCGATACTGTCAGTCGCTTGCCCAGCGCGGCCAAAGCAGCTTCGACCTGCTCCATCTTCGATGTGTGCAGGAAGTCGACCAGCCGATCACCTTGCACCTGGTGCACGCCCAGCAGGCGGCGCAGATCGGCCTTGCGCATATCGCGCTCCATCATGGCATTCCAGAGAACGATCTTCGCCACGGTAACGGCTGGCAAGTGGATGACCCGTTCACCTGGCTGCGCTGGGGTGGCCTCTGGAATCGCCCGACGCTCGTCGACGTAGATCGAGAGGGTTGTCTCGATGGCGTCAGCAGCCTCACGAACGGCATGGGCTTCGTCATCGCCGTAGCTGTTGAGTTGTGGCAGGTCGCGGCAGAACACTGCCAGCCCTGGTGTTTCCTCCCGCTCAAAGCGGATTGCATAGTCGTACATGGTCTCTCCTGGAGGTGATGGTCCAGCGTGCAGAGGCGAAGGGGGCTCTCAGAGCCCCAGTTGTTTGATTATCGCCTTGCGGGTTCCTTCGGGCATTTCCTTAGCCCCGTGGTCCGCGAAGGTTGTCCTGTTGCCGTTTGGGGCGGTTACTTTGAAGTGGCTTCCTTTAGCTGCTTCGAAGGTTACCCCCTGGGCCTTCAACCATCGTCTGAACTCGCTGAACTTCATCACCTCGCCTCGTTGTTTGGGTGATCCTATTATACAACACTTTTGTTTTAATACAACATATTTGTTATGCTTGCCATGCAGTGGTACGCCATAGCCAGGGTGGGCCTTCGGGCAGGGCCTGGACGCGGTAAAGCCGGATAGTCACGCGTTGCTAAAGAACACCGGCAGTCAAAGAGCCTTGATCCTCAATGTGTGCAGGAGGCGGCTTTGACGGACTGATGGAGAGACATCGCCAAATTCGAGCCTCGGCAGTTGTCGGGGCTTTTCGTTTTCAGCCCCGCCACACCCATCGCTCCGAGCTGGGAGTGCTGCGGGGCTGATTCATTTCCGATCCCGAAAGGGTGGACTGTCGGATGCATCCAATGCCTGAGAAAAATCCTGACTTCTGGGCGCAGGTCTGGCTGATCATCACGACGCCGCTCTGGCAAGGAGCGATCATGGCCGCAACCATTTCAATGCTTCGTGTGCTGTACGAGGGCAAGGAAGCGAACAAGTGGCGCGTCGTGCTTGAGGCGCTGATGTGCGGTGGCCTTAGCCTGTCGGCCAGCAGCGTAATTGAGTGGATGGCTTGGCCGTCCAGTCTGTCTGTCGGCGCCGGCGGCGCGATCGGCTTTATCGGCGTGACGGCGATTCGGGAGCTGATCATCAAGTTCCTGGGCCGTAAGGCGGAAACGCCATGAGCCTCGACCCGGTTGGAGCCGTTTCGAAGACGGCGGCGACGATGAGAATCATCGCGGTCGCCGTCGTTATCACCATCGTCATGTCGCTGCTGATCGCTCTACAGCAGATCAGAGTGGTGTCGCTGACCGCAGCCGTCGGCGTCGAGGCCAAGGCCAAACAGGACGCCCTCGACGCCAACAAGGAAAGCCAGGCCACGATCACCACTCTTCGCGCCGAAGCGAAGCGCAACGCGGACTATCAGGCTGACCTCAACAAGCGGCTCAAGGCCAGCGAGCAAAAAGCCCAGAAGGCGAGGAAAGACTTTGAAGACCTCAAGAACCACAGTCCTGCTGTTCGCAAGTGGGCTGATCAGCCTCTGCCTGACGGGCTGCGCGGCAAGCCAGCCAGCACCAGTAAAAACAACAACGGTAAGGCTCGAGCCCCCTGAGCTGGTCCCGTGCGAGCGCATCACCACCAGTGACGATGACTTGGCACTTAACGGCGACCTTTGGGCGTTGAAAGATCGGGCCATCAACCTGCTCGACACTTGCGCCGATCAGGTCGACGCGCAGATCCAGCGCAGTAAAAGCAAATGAAGAAGTCTTGGTACGTCACAGTGCCGGGCTATCCATCGTTCCCCATGATCCTTCAGCAAGACGCCGACTATGCGGCAGCATTGGCTGCGGCGCGACTCGTCTGGCCAACCTGCACAGTAGAGTAGATCCCATGACTGATATATCGAGCCATCCACTATTGCAGCAGGCATACGACCTCTGCCAAGCAATCGAAGAGTGCGGCGCTTCGGTTCAGCTGACGCAAGCAGTAGGGCGCGCCAGTGAACTGCTGCGCTCTATCGACGATCATCTGCGCGCTCTGCCGAAACCGGCCAAGATCGAAGCCATTCAGGGGGAGGCGCTCAGCTTCATGCTTGACCCGCTCGAGCAGGCCATAGAGTCGACTGCTCGCGTGCTGCGAGATGAGCATGAACACTTGGCGCAGATCAACATAAGCCGAGATGGTGAGATCCGGCTGAGCCCGCTGTACAGGCGCATGAGTTCCCACTTCGAGGCGCTACTTGCGGCTCAGTTGAAGCGGGTGTCGGCCTGATCGTGGTTCGATTGAAGACCCTCGGTAACCGGGTCAGCACCCAGTCGAGCGCGGTGCCGATCACTCAGCCTGGATCGTGGAGAACTGACAAAGCCACGTCGGGCCAGCGCGGTTACACCTACGCATGGCAGAAGGCGAGCAAGGCATTCCTGCTTCAGCGTCCGCTGTGCGCCATGTGCGAGAAGCGTGGTCGCGTCACTGCGGCGACGCTGGTGGACCACATCGAGCCGCACCGAGGTGACATGACGGTGTTCTGGGATCGCGCCAACTGGCAGCCGCTGTGCACCACCTGTCACTCGTCTGTGAAGCAGCGGGAAGAGGCGGGGCGGCTGTAGCACGTCAGTTCCCCAGATCAGGAATGCACCGATCTGGTGCGGCACGCTGTTGGCGTGCAGCAGGAGCAGGGGTGCCTCGAGAGTTCGGAGCTTTCTTGCTCTAGACCACCTGGGCCCGCATTCAGAGTTTTTTTCCTCCCATACGGTTTTTGTTAATGGCTTTAACATCCAAAAAGCGCCTATTTATTGACGCTTTGAGGGGAGGTGCGTCCAACAAAGACGCAGCCATTGCGGCCGGATGTCCAGAGAAATCGGCAGCTTCAGCCGGATCTCGCATGGCAAAAGACCCCGATGTCATGGCCGAGCTGCACAAGCTCAACGCACTGCAACCTGTTAAAGCCGGTGTTAAAGGTTCTGTTAAAGCGAAGCAGAGTAAAGAGCCCGCCGAGGCAACGCCTGATGCCGATTCAGAGCCCGATGATGAGCATGTAAACGGCTCGTTCGATCTGAGCAAGGCGCTGCACTACTCGGACCCGAAAGCGTATCTGCTGGCCGCCATGAACGACCCCGAGACTGAACCGAAGCTGCGGATCGATGCAGCCAAAGCACTGATGCCGTTCGTTCACCAACGCAAAGGCGAGACCGGGAAGAAAGACGCCAAGGTCGATGCGGCCAAGACTGCAGCGGCTGGTCGATATGGCACCGGCAAGCCACCGCTTAAGGTGGTTCGGTGATGGAGTGGTCTACCGCGTGCCCGGACTGGGAGCGGCGGATTCTTTCTCGTCAGTCGCTGATCCCGTTTCCGCCGCTGTTCCGCAGTGAAGCAGAAGAAGCGCTCGATCTGTTCAAGTCGCTCAAGGTCGTGGACGTTCCAGGCCAGCCAACGTTTGGTGAGTGCTGCGAGCAGTGGGTGTTCGATTTCGTGTCGGCGGTCTTCGGCGCGTATGACGCCGAGACCGGGCAACAGAAAATCCGCGAGTTCTTCCTGCTGATCAGCAAGAAGAATTCAAAATCGACCATCGCGGCTGGGATCATGGTCACTGCCCTAGTGCGGAACTGGCGGGAGAACGAAGAGCTGCTGATCCTGGCGCCGACGATCGAGGTTGCGCAAAACAGTTTCAAGCCAGCTGCCGCGATGGTGCGAGCTGATCCGGTACTGGAACAGATGATGAACGTGCAGGACCACCTGCGGACCATCACACACCTGAACACAAAGGCTTCCTTGAAGGTGGTCGCTGCTGACTCCGACACGGTGTCCGGTAAGAAATCCGGCAAGATCCTCATCGACGAACTCTGGGTGTTCGGTAAGCGGCCCAACGCCGACGCGATGCTGATGGAAGCTACCGGCGGTCTCATCTCGCGTGACGAAGGGTTTGTGATCTTCCTGTCCACGCAAAGCGACGAGCCGCCGGCGGGAGTTTTCAAGGAAAAGCTCGACTACTACCGCGATGTCAGGGACGGGAAGGTCAAGGACAAGAAGTCCTTGGGCGTTCTGTACGAATTCCCCAAGGCGATGATTGAGTCTGAGGAATACCTGCTCCCCCACAATTACTACGTCACAAACCCCAACATGGGGAGGTCTGTCAGCGCGGAATGGCTGGAAGACCAGATGATCAAGGAAAGCCAGAAAGAGCCTGGCAGTCGGCAAAAATTCCTCGCGAAGCACCTGAACATCCAGATCGGTATGAACCTGCGGGCGAATCGCTGGCCCGGCACGGATTTCTGGGAGCAACAGGCCAAGCTCAAGACGCTGACGCTCAAGCAATTGATCAAGCGCTGCGAGGTCATTGACGTCGGTATTGACGGTGGCGGCCTCGACGACCTGCTGGGCCTGGCCGTGGTGGGGCGCGATGCAATTACCCGGGAATGGCTGGCTTGGACAAGGGCCTGGGCGCACCCGTCGGTGCTGGAGCGCCGGAAAAGTGAGGCACCTCGATTCCATGACTTCGCCAAAGACGGTGACCTGATTCTTGTCGAGCGGATCGGCGAAGACGTCGAGCAGGTTGCTGAGCTGGTGCTGGAAATTTACGAGTCCGGCCTGCTGGACATGATCGGCGTTGACCCGGCTGGCGTCGGCGCGATTCTCGACGCGCTGATCTCGCTGGGCATCCCTAAAGAGCTGGTGATCGGCATTTCTCAAGGCTGGCGCCTCTGCGGAGCGATCAAGACTGCAGAACGACGGCTCGCCGAAGGCGGCTTGGTCCACAGCGGCCAACCGTTGATGGCCTGGTGCTGCGGTAACGCGAAGGTAGTGCCCGCTGGTAACGCAATCCTGATCACCAAGCAGGCGTCAGGCACCGCAAAGATTGACCCCTTGATGGCGCTGTTCAACGCAGTCGAACTGATGTCCCGCAACCCAGTGGCGCGCGGCAACGTCGACGATTTCTTCGATGATCCGATAATGGCAGGGCTCTGATGGCGAGCGATAAAAAACCGGGACGGATTCGCTCCGCGCTGCAGAGTTGGCTGGGTGTCCCGATCGGCCTAACGAATGAGGCGTTTTGGCAAGAGTGGTTCGGCAGCTCCACCAGCGGGAAGAACGTCACCGTCGACGGATCGATCCGGCTCTCGACGGTCTGGGCGTGTGTGCGCCTGCTGTCCGAGTCGGTATCGACACTGCCGCTCAAACTCTATCGCCGCATGCCCGATGGTTCCCGCGAGTCGGCGAAGGACCATCCGCTGTTTCGTGTGCTCTGCCGTTCGCCAAATGCTGAGATGACCCCGCAGCGCTTCATGCTGATGGTTGTGGCCAGCATCTGCATGCGTGGCAATGCTTTCGTCGAGAAGAAGTTCATCGGTAGCTGCATCGTTGCGCTTGATCCGCTGCTGCCTCAGTGCATGACGGTCAAGCGGCAAACCAATGGTCGGTTGAAGTACACCTACACCGAGAACGGCGTCGAGCGGGACATTCCTGAAAAGAATTTGATGCACATCCGAGGCTTCGGCCTGGATGGCGTCTGCGGGATGCTGCCGGTCACCACCGGGCGTGATGTGATCGGCGCCGCGCTGGCGGCAGAAGAGGCAGCCGCCAAGGTGTTTGCCAACGGATTGCAGGCTTCCGGTTTTCTTACCGTGGAAGGTGGTGCCGCGCAGGGCGCTGGCACACTGACGCCCAAGCAGCGCGAGCAGCTGAAAAAGGCACTGGCTGCATTCAGCAGCTCGAAGAATGCTGGCAAGACAATGGTTCTTGAGGCTGGCCTGAAGTACCAGGGCATCACCATGAACCCCGAAGCGGCTCAGATGCTTGAGACGCGCGCTTTCAACGTTGAGGAAATTTGCCGCTGGTTCCGCGTGCCGCCGTTCATGGTTGGGCACATGGACAAGCAGTCGAGCTGGGCGGCCAGTGTCGAGGCGCAGAACCTTCACTTTCTGACGAACAGCTTGCGCCCGTTGCTTGTGAACATCGAGCAGGAAATCACTCGCTGCCTGATAGGAGAGGCGGATGCCGACGAGTTCTTCGCGGAATTCTCGGTTGAAGGCTTGTTGCGAGCGGACAGCTCCGGCAGAGGCGCCTGGTACAACACGGCACTGATGAATGGCTGGATGAGTCGCAACGAGGTTCGGCGGCTGGAGAACCTGCCTCCGATACCTGGCGGCGACACCTACACCGTTCAGTCGGCCATGGTCTCGCTGGAAAGTTTGGGCCAGACCGACGACGTCTCGGCCAAGTTCAACCGGTTCATGTCCAAGGCGCTCACCGCGCACAAGGACGGCGACACCCATGCCACGCGGCAGCTGCTGCAGGACATCTGCATGGCGCTGGATGGTGGTGACCCGGATGCGCCCGCGATGGCTCACGCCCTTCTCTCGGTAACACGGCTCAAAGTCACTGAGCCTGCGGAGTAATCATGACGATCAAGAACCTTCCGGCCGCGCCGGCGGATCGCCCGCGCGTGAGCGCTTCATCTGATCTGCTGCCAATGGCGCTCGAGCGCTGGAACCCGGACATCCGCGCCGCGGCAGACGATGAAAACACCATTTCGATGTTCGATCCCATCGGCTACGACTACTGGTCTGGCGACGGAGTGACTGCCAAACGCGTCGGCGCAGTGCTGCGCAACCTTGGCGGCGCTGACGTCACGGTGAACATCAATTCACCTGGTGGCGACATGTTCGAAGGGCTGGCCATCTACAACCAGTTGCGCGAGTACAAGGGCAAGGTAACCGTTCAAATTCTCGGCCTCGCCGCCTCTGCAGCTTCGATCATCGCCATGGCGGGCGATGAGGTCCGCATGGGCCTCGGCGCCTTTCTGATGATTCACAACTGCTGGGTCGGGATCGCAGCCAATCGGCTCGGACTGCGCGAGATGGCAGACTCGCTGGAACCTTTCGATAAGGCCATGGCAGGCATCTACGCAGCGCACACCGGCGGCGATATCGCCGTGATGCAGACGCTCATGGATGCAGAAAGCTGGATCGGTGGAAGTGACGCCGTCGATCAGGGGTTTGCTGATGCGTTGCTGGACAGCGCGAAGCTCAAAGAAGACCCGAAGGCTTCCACCCCGCAGCAAATCGCTGCCCGCCGGCTCGACGTAATCCTGGCGAAGCAGGGCATGCCCCGCTCAGAGCGGCGGGCAATGATTCAAGAACTCAAAACCGGTACGCCTGGCGCTACCGGCTCTGGTACGCCGAGCGCTACCGACCCCCCGGCCATCTCGGCCTCCGTAATCGCTGATTTCGAAAAGGCCCTGGCCTCGTTCAAGTCGGCAGCCTCTACCGTACCTGGAGTTTGACCCATGACTGATACAAACGAACTGCTCAAGAGCGTGTCCGCTGAACTGGCCAAGGCCACCAGTGAATTCAGCACCAAGGCCGAGGCCGCTCTTGCTGAAGCCAAAAAGGCAGGCAGCTTGTCTGCTGAAACCAAAGCGACCGTCGATGAGCTGGCGCTGAAATTCAACTCGCTGACCGAAGCTGAAAAGCAGCTGAAGGCGAAGCTGGGCGAGGTTGAGCAAGAGTTTGCCCGCCTGCCATCGGCAAGCGCTCCGCAGATCCGTGACAGCCTGGGTGGTGTCGTCATCAAGAGCGAGGCCCTGAAACAGTTTGCGGCCAGCATCGAAGGCGGCAAACGGGTGAACATTCCTGTAAGCGCCGCGCTGCTGTCCACGGACGTGGCGCAGGGCGTGGTGGAACCGCAGCGTCTGCCTGGCATTGACGTTGCGCCGAAGCAGCGCCTGTTCATCCGCGACCTCATCGCGCCGGGCCGAACCACTTCACCGGCCATCTTCTGGGTCCAGCAAACCGGTTTCGTCAACGCTGCGAAAGTGGTTGCCGAAGGCACTGCAAAGCCTTATTCGAACATCAGCTTCGCGTCGAAACTGACGGCGGTCTCCACCATCGCGCACATGTTCAAGGCCTCCAAGCAGATCCTCGATGACTTCGCGCAACTGCAATCGACCATCGACACAGAGATGCGTTACGGCCTGAAATACGCCGAAGAGCAAGAGATTCTTTTCGGCGACGGTACCGGGGTTCATCTGCACGGCATCGTGCCGCAGGCCTCGGCATTCGACCCTGCTTTTGAGGTCGAGAACCAGTCCGGTATCGATGATCTGCGCTTGGCCATGCTCCAGGCACAGTTGGCGCGCCTGCCGGCTTCCGGTCACGTCCTGCACTTCATCGACTGGGCGAAGATCGAGCTGACCAAAGACTCCCTCGGCCGTTACATCCTGGCTAACCCGCTCGGCCTGGCTGGTCCAGTGCTGTGGGGCTTGCCGGTGGTCGCCACCGAAGCGGTCGGCTTCGAAGGCAAATTTCTGACCGGCGCGTTCCAGACCGGTGCGCAGCTGTTCGACCGTGAAGACGCCAACGTGGTGATTTCCACCGAGAACGCCGACGACTTCGAGAAGAACTTGATTTCGGTACGTTGCGAAGAGCGTGCCGCCCTCGCGGTGAAGCGTCCGGAAGCGTTCATCTACGGTGCATTCACCGCTCCGACCACCCCGTAACCTAATGCTGGGCCGTCCGCGCGGCGGCCCATTGGAGGTAATCATGAAGCTGAAGACTTTGAAGCCGCTGTATCTGGGCGGTCAAACCTTGGTCGAGGGTAAATCCTTCGAAACCATTGAGCAGCACGGCCGCGAGCTGATCCAGAAAGGTTACGCCGAGCCTGATGCTGGAGACGGCGAATCAGCAGTGGTGCTGGGCGAGGAAGATGCCGCTGGTGCTGGTGTTCTGACCAGCGACCTGGTGGCAGCTCCGTCGAAGACCGAAAAGCCGCCAAAGCCCAAAAAAGGCGAATGACATGTCGGTCATCGATATCGACGTGGCAATGAAGCACTGCCGGGCCGAGGAAGTCGACCGCGATGACGTGCAGCTGAAGCTGGACGCCGCGGAAGAGTCGGCGGCTTTGTTCCTGAACCGGTCGTTCTACGCCGATGCTGACGCATTGGCCGCAGCGGTGCTGGATGGCAGCGCCGGGGATGATCCCATGGTGATTACCAAGTCCATTATATCGGCCTGCCTGCTCATTCTCGGCAACCTGTATGCAAATCGTGAAGATGTGGTGGTGGCCACCAACGTGTTCGAACTGCCCCAAGGATCGCGCTCGCTGTTGAGCCCTTATCGCGTATCACTGGGGGTCTGATGAGAGCCGGCCGATTGCGTCACGAATTGTCGCTCCAGTCAAAACAGCGCGTACCTGATGGCATGGGCGGAGGCGTTGACGGCTGGGTCGAGCTTCGCAAGATACGGGCGGAAATCACCACTCCGACAGGACGCACGTCACCTGTCTCACAACAGCTGACCGCGCTGGTGACAGCCGAAATCATCGTCCGGCCAGCCGGTGATGTTGTTGCAGGCCTGCGCTTGGTCAGCGCGACCACCACTTACCTGATCGAAGCCGCGTTGCCGGACAACGAAGGCTCGCTGCTTCGGTTGCTGTGTTCGAACGTTCCCCATCCTTGAGGTGAAACATGAAAGTGAAAGCATTGGCGAGTCTGTCCACGGCGAGCGGCTGGAAAGAACCTGGTGAAGAGTTCACGGTCAGCGCAGCTGAGGCGGATGCCTTGGTGGAGCGTGGCCTGGTTGAGCGTTCTGGTGCTGAGCCTGAGCAAGCAGTCGATTCTGCCCCTCCCAAGGCACCCAAAGCGCCGAAATCGAAGAGCTGATCATGGCTAGACGCTCGAGCATTCAAGGCGATTTCAAGTTGCGCGGTCTGTTGCGGCGGATCGGCAACGAGATCGAAAGCGACCTGCGGCCCGCGATGGTGGAGGCCGCTGACCTGGTGTTGGAGACGCAGACATTTCTGATTCCGCGCGACACTGGCGACGCCGCCGAGTCGCTTACGGCCTTTGTCTCGAAAAGCGGGTTGGATGCCGAAATCGGTATCCGCGGCAAGAAGAACAACACTCGGTACTTCTATACGAAGTTCCTCGAGTACGGCACCAAGGGGTACGCCCGTGGCGAAAGCGAAGTTCCTGCACGTCCAGCGCATCCTTGGCTTCGCCCGTCCTACGACCTGAATCGTGAGCAGATCATTCTGCTGATCAGCAGAGCGATCGACTCCACTTTACGCAAGGCTGCGGAGGGCAGATGAGCAACCCAGGCTTGGCGCTGCAGAAGGCGCTCTTCGAAAGACTCTCTGCCAGCCTGTCGACGCCGGTGTTCGATGCCGTGCCGGCCGGAACGCCTTACCCCTATGTGACGCTGGACTACGAAATAACCGACAACACGACGCCGGTGAGCGGGAAGAAGCGTGAGAACCGCCTGTTCTATCTTTCGGTCTGGTCGAGTTATCAGGGACAGGCCGAGGTTAAGCGTATCAATGGCGAAATCGCGGATGCCCTTGACGAAGTCGCACTGCCATTGGAGACAGGTGCCGCCGTTTCTGTTCGCGTGCTGCGGACCGAAACAAGCCGAGAGCCGGACGGCAAGACTTACATGGGATCGGTGACTCTTCGGATCATCACCCAACACTGACACCGCCGAGCAACACCAACACCCGCCATCGAGCGGGTTTTTTATTGCTTGAAAACCACCCGCGCCCTGGAGGGCAACCATGACTATTCAAACTTCCGCTGGCGTTCGCTGCCTGATCGGGCCCGCCCACAATGTCACCTACAAAGAAGACGCCACCGGTCGTGCCGCTGCACTGACCGCGCTGAAGGCGCTGACCTACGTCGAGCTGGGCGAGGTCGAAGATGCTGGCGAACTGGGCGACGAGGCCAGCACCGCTGATTTCACTGCCCTGTCCAATCGCCGTAAGCGCAAGGTCAAGGGTACGTTCGACGCCGGTACCCAGCAGCTGACGCTGGGCCAAGACCCTAAGGACGCCGGCCAGAAGGCGGTTAAAGCCGCAGTGGCCAGCGACAGCAACTACGCCTTTCAGATCGACTACGGCGACGGCACTGCGGATTACTACCTCGGCCAGGTGCTGAGCTTCCGCAAGCAGATCGGCACCGCTGAATCGATCCGCAAAGCCACCGTTTCCGTCGCGATCAACTCGGCGATTTACGAGCAGGAAGCCCCGGCGACCTGATTTCGCGATCACCAGCCACACCCAAGCGCCGCGCTCGCGGCGTTTGCCTCAGCATTTTTCCCACCATTAGGAATATTGATCCATGTCGAAGACTGACCACGGCGCAACTGATGTAACGATCGGCTCTGAAGTCTACAGCCTCGCCTTCACCCTGAAGGCCGTGAAG